CCATTCTCCATAATCGCGTGAAAAAGAAGAGACTTGCCCGTAATGGAACTAATGCCAAAGATAATACAATCTTCAACTTCACCGTGATGACTTTTAAGATCATAAAGATACTCCTTTCTGATTTGTGCGTATTCCACTGGTATGTTTGCATTTAAGTAAGCCATAATTATCCATTTATTTCTCCCCAAGTCTTGCCCGACTCGAAGTCTACTTTGTTAGGGACCTCCAATGTAACAGCATTTTCCATAATCTCAATTATTTTTTTAGCTTGTTGGTCTGACTCAACAGAAATATCCAGTTCATCGTGTATTTGTATGTGCGGTATGATGCCTTCATTGTAAAGATCTACCATAGCTTTCTTTGTCATATCAGCTGCGGAACCTTGTATTAATTTATTCAAGGCCTTGTAAGTAAATGCTCTACGTATTCTACCTCTGCCATAAGTTCTTTCTGCCTCTTCAAACTCCATAGGTTTGTGCATACCAAACTGATTTGGTTCCCATTTTGTAAATCTACATCTACGTCCTAACAAAGTTCCAATAGATCCAGATGTTTGTGCTGTCTTTGACGTATAATTCATAAGATCTCTAACAAATGGCACGTTAGTATGATAAGTGTTAAATAATTCTTCTGCTTCCTCTTTAGTATTTAATCCTAACTCAGCTTGTAGTTTAGCTTTACCCATACCATAGAAAAGACCCAAATTGATTGTCTTGGCTTGTGTTCTAGATATATTTGCCATATCAGCTACAGTTTGGTGAAAGTCTACAGTGTTATCTTTAAATTTATCTACGATACTTGAAACAGATTCGTCAAAACGAATTGGCTCTGTGGTGGCTGCATAATGAACCACAAGTCTTGGTTCTTGCTGTGAGTAATCAAAGCAACCCCATTTATGTTTTTCTTCTGGTATAAATAAAGAACGAATCATAGGACCTAGATCTTTATTTCTTGCAGGTATTTGCTGCAGGTTTGGATTTGAATAACTAAATCTACCTGTAACAGTTCCACCTTGATCTGACCTTATTGGGTTAATATCCGCGTGTATTCTACCTCTAAACTGATGTTTTAATATAGTATCTATAAAGGTTGTGTGTGCCTTGTTTATCTCTCTAGCTTTTGCTATATTTTTAACTATAGGATGTGAATGAGTGGAAAGGAAATTTTTTGTAAATGAAGGTGACTGTGTTTTCTCGGTTCTGGCGTAGGTTAAGGAAAGGTTGTCGAACACTTTGGCAATTGATCTTGCTGCCCATATTTGAACATCTATTCCTGTTTCTTTTTTTACTTGTAATAGGAGTGACTCTTCCTGTTGTGATAACTGCTGTTTCAATTTATGAGCACGTTCTACGTCGACACGAACCCCTTTAAATTTCATATTTATTAGACAAGGAAACAACTGAGTTTCTAAATCAAAAATGTTTGTAAGATTTTGTTTTGTAATTTCTCTTGATAAAACTTTAAACAATTCTAAA